CCCTGAGCCAGCGAGCCAACCCCAGCGCCAAGACCAGCAAGCGTTGCGGCGGAAAGGCCGCCCGCACCAGCGAACAATGTGGGCGCTAATAATGAACCTATTAGGGGTAAAACCATTGTTAGTCTCCTAGCTCTGCATATTCTGTCTTAGCGTCAAAGGAGGGGCAATCCTTGTCAGAAAAATCTCTATGCCCGTATATTATCGCATCTGGATAGGTATTTTTCAACAAGCCCAGCAAAGTTTCTAGAGAAAGTTTTTGGTCATAATTTCTCGTATCCTTAGCGTTCCCGTCAGCATCAACGCCACCCACATAACACACTCCTATAGAACTACTATTTCTTCCGCTACAATGCGCTCCAGAGCGTGATTGCGGTCTTCCCACACCTATCGCCCCGTCAAGCTCAACAACAAAGTGATAGCCTATATCTGACCATCCGTTGTCCCTTGTGTGCCATGCTCTTATCTCAGATGTCTTGACATCTCTGCCCTCTGGCGTGGCAGAACAATGCACTATAATTTCAGATATCTCTCTCATTTAATTCCTCTTGCTTTGTCTATGGCTCTTGAGCCAAACCAGAAGCTAATTATAGCGGCAAAGATTGCTTTTGTGTCCTCATCCCAAAGAACCATAAGAGCCTCAGCAACTTCCATCCCAGACTTTAGCGCCTCTCTTAGCAAGGTTATCTCTATAGCAAGGAACAACCCAAAGAAGCAGTATGTAATAACTGGCCTCACAGACTTCTGTAATCCAGTAATAAATCCAGTTCCCCTGTTTATACTGATATCATGCTGTATCAAACGCTCATGTTCTTTATCCTGCGCCTGTGCCTCAAAAGCTTTTAGCTCAAAGTCATAACCCTGCTTCCGCAACTCTGCGGCAACCTTCATCTTCTCAAGCTCAAATTTTTGATTGCTTTTGTTTTTGAAATGGTCGGTAACGGCAGGGACTGCGCTACTAGCAAACCCCAACAATGAACCCACTACACTAAGCATCCTTCTCTCTCTTTCTTTTGGTCAACCTTACTTGAAGGTTTTTTCTTCTAATCTTTGCCCATCTTTCGTATTCTCGATATTTGTTCAAACGTCCTTGGTATCTAAATATTATCTTCGGCTCATCCATGCCGATACGCCCATATACGCCCCCACGACGCCAGCTTGTGCAATATAAAACAAACCAAGCAAATCAGCCAAAGCGTTGACGCGACTGTCAGGAATAATAGGAAGAAATAAAAAAGTGCTAAACACCAGCATAGACCCCATAGCGACCCAAGCCATTGATTGCTGTTGCTTTGCTTTTTCTTCTCTAAGCTCAAGCTCGACCATCTCTTTTTCACGAGCTATCTCCTCATCTGTTACGACGCCATCTCCGTCGAGGTCGTGCGCCTCAAATCTACTGCCTTTCTCTAGTTTCTTCTGCGCCATAAAAGTTGCCGTTAACTTATAGATACTGTAACCGAACCAACACTAGATGTCATTGATACGCCAGCAGGGAAGGCTAGGTCTAATTGAGATATAAACACTCTGTTCCCGTCAGCGAAAAGAGTACCCGGCTCCAACCCCTTGTCTCCCTGCTGTATGTTTGTAATGACTAACTTAAAAGCTCTTTGCTCGCCTACAGACTTTAGCGCTCGAACAAGCAGATTATAAGACTGTTGCTTTTGCATTTCTTGATATTGGTTGTATCTCGCCTCTGCGTTGCCAAACAGAGGAAAGGCTATACGTCTACTCATCTTTTCCCATCCGTTCTAACATTAACTCTAGGAGAGCCTGCCCTCCATTGCACATCTGTTTCAGAACTTTCGTATCTAAAAGCAAAAGACCTGCCGCGAAGTCTTACATCACTCTTTTCAGTAAACTGCTCCACTGGTAACGTGGCTGTTTTGGTTACAGAGCTTGTGCTTGTTTCGGTAAAATTAGCCCCCGGAAAATTCCTGCTTTTCAGAACTACGTTCATCTTAGGGTTAGGGGTAGAAGAGCCGTCGAAGGTAACGTCGTGTATTACACGACTTACAAAAGTAAACTGTTCGCCATCACCAATATCCATCTGACTGCTTTCAATAAAAGAGTTCAAGCCACTGGCAGGAGATGTGCTTCCATCGTTTAAGTCTCTTTCATGTTCGTATATAAATCCGTCAGTGCTGGCGGCTAATGGATACTCATATATACCCCTGTCCGCCCAAGCTGTTCTCGGCATATCCCCAAAATACCACAACTGCTCCTGATAATTATAAATAACATACTTGTCGTTATTTTCTGAACTAGCAGATGGGTAAAACCACCACACCTCGTTGTATGTGCTGTTGACTGACGCAAAGACTTTGGCTGACTGTCTAAAGTTAAAATCATTAAAAACTTTAGACCTTACTGTGCAATCTATCTTTTGAACCGAGCCAGAGTACAGGTAAAAGTTTTCTTTCCCCATCCAAAACACAACGCCGTCCACAGCAACCGCAGAGTTCGGTCCCATAATTGTCGTCTGCCCTGATATAGGCGCGGCGACAAAAATCAATGGAGGTCCAATGTTTTGCATTGAGTACAAGCTTGCGTCTGTAAAGACTAAAGTCTCTTGTCTTGTGTGTACTGCTGATACAATTTCATTACCGCTTGCCAGCAATATATCTCCAGCGCTGTTTGTCCCAATATCAGGGTTCCAAATTGTTGCGTCATTAGCATCGCTGAACCTAATTAATAGTGGGTCAATCTCGCCGTTGCCGCTACGAGCTAAAGTCTGTTCGACAGGAGTACAGCCAAAAGCAATGACATGCCTGTCTATATCAGAGACAAGTATTTGTTTTGCGTTGGTTGGGGCGAAACCGTCTGCTCCAGATATAGAATTTACATGCACAGCCGACGCAAAGCTGGAGCGATTGGCAGATGTATCCCAATAATAAATACCCTCATCACGAATATTAAATATCAAGTCCTCTCTAAGTATATCGTGACTAATAAGTCGTAGCCCCAAAAGAATATCAGAGCCTAGATATTCGTCACCCCAAGCACCTGTATTCCAAGGAGCCGCACCCCAACCAGTACCAACAATCTGAGTATCAAGACCCGTGTTAATTTGATATACAGCGCCCACAGTGCCGCCGCCCGAAGATACCGTGCTACTTGCGGCTGATGCAACTGTAATTGTGTATGCGTTATTTGACGTAATGCTGGTTATCTCATGCTCTTTGTTTAAGTTAGCCGCAGTAACCCCGCCAGTGTCTGACGCCCCAGACAAAGTAACAAAATCACCAAGAACAGCACCATGAGAAGCGTCGGTTACAGTAACCGTAGTGCTACCGCTTGTTGTAGCTATTGGGTTTGAAAGTCCCGTAGATGTTTTGCGGATAGGCGTGATGTTGTTTAGAGAGCCGCCCTTGTAGACATAATATTTTTTAGAGGTTCCAACACCTATAAGCTTGTCTCCCTCGAAGTCTGCCCATGTACGAATACCTCTAATTAATCCGTCCACGGCAGTATCAGTAAACTTTGTCCAGCCTTTAATTTTCTCTGGCACACCCATGCGGAAGCGCACTAAGTTGCAATCAAACCAGCCGCCTTCATTAGAGTATGACGTAGTTTCCCTATTAACGCCCGGCCTAAATTGTAATTTTTGCAAAGGCATTGCTTGGCTCCGTTTCCCCGCTATATAACCACAATAGAAGTTGTGGCTTGCTGTGAACTAACTTCACCAAACGGGGAGGCTCCAGCCGTAGTATTCCAAGCCCATCTGGTGTTACTGCTCCCTTGTGTGTAAGTTGCGGCTGTTCTGTTGTAATCAACGCCGCCAATTTTAAGTGTCGTAAACCCAGAATTTGAGTGCGCCCCCGCAACCTCAAAAACAAGCACCCCAGCAACCCCCTCCGAGTCAACTGTACTCTCACCCAAAACAATTAAATTAGAGCCGCCAAGAAAATCTACGGTGGTGTCATTAGCAGAGCCTATATTACTTGAGGTAGCAAAAAGGTTGTCCTCTGATGTTCCTGATTTAAATCCATTGTAAAATATGGTAAAAAACCCGGCGTTGAAATTGGTGTATCCGTTGGATACAGTTATTGACCAAAGAGCGCCTTGTGTACCGTAAAAATCTGTTAGTGTAATTTGCCCAGATGTAGGCACACCTGAGTTAGCAGACACAGAGGCATTAACTAGACTGCCACCCTTATAAAATTCTGTTAATTTGTGCGGTGCGCCGTCAGAAAACTCAGAAGCGATTTGCTTCAAGCTTATTTGACCACTACTCTGAAGAGCCATTCTCTAACTCCTTTTTAAGCTGAGATACCTCTTCCTTTAATTCTTTTACGCTGGCGACCAAGAGGCCGACAATCTGATTGTAGTCTACAGTTAAATACTCACTGCCTGTATCCAGATTCTTTTGCGTTTTCACAGCAGAGCCAAACCCGGCCTCGGAGACATCCTGCGCTATAACACCAGCAGATGAAGACCCGTCACGCTTCCAATCAAAGGTCACGCCATTTATTTGCGAAAGAATACCAAAAGGGTCTTCTATGTTTTGTATGTTGTCCTTGAGATTTCTGTCAGAACCTACAGATGTAGAGGCCGCAATAACATCCCCATCAGCATGAAAATCCCCAGCGCTTACATCAAAAAGATATTTTGTTGTTGTGCCGCTTCTTACAAAAAAGTCTCCAGTGTCAATGTCTAAAAAACCATTACTACCATTGTGGAACAACTGTGCGTCGTTATCTGTGCCAAGCTGTAACTCAACGCTATCATTAAGCCTTGGGCTTGCACTAAATGTAAAAACGCCGCTAATGGTGTCAGCCGCATCGCTTCTTGCATAGCTGGCGGCGGCCACACTTCCTAGCTGAGTTGCGTTTGTAGCTGTTGTTGCAGTTGTTGCGGTTGCGGCAGATGCCACAGTTTGAGAAGCTATGTTAGATGTTGTGATAGCAGTTGAGGCTGGTTGAAAATGAGAGCCATGATTTCCGTCTAGCAAGTCAGCATCTAGCCCAGAGCCATCGCCATCTACCCCTTTAATGTCTGTAAATATTTGTGCTGTTGATTGATTTTTCTGCGCTTCCGCTTCAATTTGGTCAAGCTTCGCCCCATCTCCCGAAAGGTCTCTGCCATCTACAGTCCCAGTTACAGATATATTTCCGCCTACAGAAACATTGTTAGTAATTGTTGCACTATTTAAAGTTGCCGCCCCAGTTGTTTGGAGTGTTGTGAATATAGGGTCAGTGATAATTTTAGTTACAGTCGCTGAAGATGAACCCCCGCCATCAAAATAAAGTATAGCGGTTTCCCCGTTTTCAATCTGTACATCTTTGCTGTCATCAAAGGTGTCTGTTTGAAAAATCTTTGCGGCCTGAGTGGTTAGGCTGTTTTTAAAATATATTATTCTTTCGGCGCTGTTGGGTGTAAGCTGGAAGTGCTGAGTAGCCCCTTTGTCCCCATTATCAGTTAGCTCTATAAATGCTCGCCCACCTTCGTTTGTTTTAGAGCCATCAGCAATCGCAATTTGTTTTGGACTACTAGAAGTTTCATCTGCTGTGATGCTCACAGTTTGTTTTTGAGTAATAGCCGCTTCGAGCGTTTCTAAATTAATATTAGTGATGTTGCCCCAACTACCTGCTCGCTCACCGTCTCCGATAAGCTCAATACCTAAATTATCTGTGTTTGTACTCATTTTGTCACCTACGCCACTTTATCCCATGTTACATCAGTTCCAGTTGCTAGGCTAGTCCACGTTGCGTCACTGCCTGCCGACAAATCCGACCATGTAACATCAGAGCCTGCGTTTAAATCATCCCAGAAAAATAAGTTCCCTATGCTTTGCGTAATCTCTAAACCAGTAACAGCAAGCGAGACACTAATAATAATTGTTGTTTGACCCACTTGCGCCTGTGCGCTCGTTGTAGATATTGGGGTTACTGCGGTTGCTGTGACCACCTCACTGCCTGTGGCAAATGTAGCAGAAACACCAGTAACAGAAACATTGGCCTTAGCCACCACGGACTCATCGCCCAAGCCTCCAGTGACAGCCGCCCCAACGACGCCCTCTATGGCGTCCCCTTTAGATACGACTTGGTCAGACACTGTAAGTGTCATGCCTATCCCGGTCATAGTTAGGTTGTTTACAGAGATGGTGCTAGGCGTGTTTGTGGACAGGGTTGCGCTAACGCCGGACACAGAGATAGCGGCAGATGCTGAAACGACTACAGAATTAGTGGAACTGGTTGCTAATATGCTTGTCGCAGAAACGCTAACATCAGTGCTACCTTGCGAGGCTATAGGAACTTCAGAAAATGAGGTTTGAGAAAGGCTCATGTTTACTTATCCTATAAGTTACATATAACTTTAAGCACTCTCCAGCGATGTTAGCCGAGCTTCAATGCTTGTTAATCGTTGTTCAGTAGCCGCACCAATGAAAGCTAATAACTCAGGATAGCGGATGCCCAGAAGAGTTTTTTGCGTTGAACCTTCGGGCGCTTCATCTGCTGAATAATAGTCATCTATTCGTGTATACGCATCTTGTGCTTTAATGTTATTTTTTTCGTCTGCCTCAACGGCTGGCACTTCAACACTATGTTCCCACCAAGTATCAGAACACCAGAAAGAATATTTTGATGCATCTAGTCCCTCTGATTCTAAAGCAGTGCGAACTTGTTGAGCAATCACTCCTGTATGTATTCTGGCATCATCACCCTTTGATGCAACGGCATCTTTATATTTATAAGTTTTAAATAATTTGCTTAAAGCTGTGGCGGCTTTTATTTCTGCTTCAGAAAGCGACGCAATGTTTTGTTTTTCGTTTTCATCTGATGTATTAATTGTAGCATTACCGCAAAAAATCTCATTAAACTTTGCGCCAGAAGAACCTAAAGTTAATGTATTATTAATAGCCGCGTTAGTATTACAATTAAATGGTTGCAGTGCATTTAAACCATCATTAAATCGTATTCCCGTATCGCCTGTGCCGATATTTATATCGCCAGATTTACAATTAATTTGTCCGTCAGTTGTGCCAGCTTGCATAAAAGTTAAAATAACCCCATCGCTTCCCTTTCGATTTAGAAACAACGGAGATGCACCACTAGCTGAATGAACTGTCACACCATCTACACGAAGTTCGTGACCAACAGTGTCAACATCTTGCGAGTTTTTAGCGACAAAAAAATCACCACCAGAACCTACGCGCATAGTCTCTGTTACACTCCCAGCTATATTATTCTTAAATATTAAAAGACCATCTTCAGTGCCATCCGAAACATCATCTGCTTTAGCTTGAATTGTTGCATACTCCACTGTCTCTGCGGCATCGTTTTTGCCATCAAACTTTATAATACCAAGAACATCGTTATCGGCGGGGCTTGATGAATTTCTAAATAAAGTTAAATCTGGGGCGTTTGATGCACCAGAATTGGTGTTTTCAATGATAACTTGGTCGTCTGTTGTGTCGCCTTTAATGTGTAATTCTGCTGTCGGGCTGTCGTGTCCTATTCCTACGCCACTTCCTCCAACAGAGAGCATGGTTGCATGTGAGTTAACACTAGACCCACTTGACCCTGCTGGTGTTGTTTTCATTAATATTTTACCTGCCGCGCCTGAACCCGTTGAGGCTCCCCCTTGTATCGTAAGTGTTGTACCAGCCGTGTTTGTTCCTGATGCATCAGCAACGTCAACAAGCGGAGATATTACACTATTAGCAGTAATACCATTGGTAAACGTACCGCTAAACACAGAGAACACATCATAGACAATAACTTCTAGTATATCGCTTGCCGTTGCACCAGAATCTAAAACAATACTCGTAAGACTTGTTGCAGTATAATCAGCAGGGTCAAGAAGCACACCGTTAAGATAAACATCTACATAAGCACTGTCTGCATAAGATAGTGCGTTACCACTATCATCAGTGTTAAACGTGGTTTGTCCACCCGTAGCAGTGTAGATAAACCTACTACGAACTCCAAAACCATCTTGTTGTCTACCGATATATGCCATTATGCGTTCTCCAACGCTTCAATTCTTGCCTTCAAATCCTCAATAATTACTTGTTGTTCTTGAATTGCTTTGGTTAATACTGCCGCAAAACCGTCCCAACCCTCTAAACCCCAATTGTCATTTTCAGTATCATTCCAAGCTAGATGCTCATCTGCTTCAATACTTTCTTGCGCTAAAAATCCAAGCTGTCTTCTATCGCTGTCTTTCCAAGAATAATATAATGGTTTAAGTTTTTTTACTGTTTCAATGCCATCAATATCATAGTCAAAATCTTTTTTTAACCTTGCATCAGAAGTTACAAGAATTAGTTGACCTGTAGATGAGTTGTAAAAAACATCTGCTCTATTAGCATCAGTTCCACTAGCAGAGAGTACAATAGTTCCAGCGACATGAAGTTTCCCCGATGGTGAAGTTGTACCAATACCAACATTTTCACTACTATCAATAGTCACAGCCGTAGCGTCAGCCGCACTGCTGTTTATGCGGTTAATGCTATCGGCTATGTCTCTTGGTCTAGTCATTAGGGTGTCTCTTGGTTGTCCGCGAATGTTTCGTAGGCTGATTTTACGTCACTCGTCCACACAGCGTTACAAACTGCCTGTACTGTTGCGTCTTCGCCCGATATGTCTGTGTCACCCCAAGTGTCACCTGTCTTGGTACGGCAATGCAAAACATGTCTGTGATATGTGCGGCTAATCTCTACACCATCATCTTTCACGATTGTTGCCTTGCGAACTTGGACGTTTTTGTGTTCGCCCCTTACTTCGCAGTCATATTCAAATTCTTTTGTTAAAGACATTTTAGTCTCCTGTATTATCGTGGCGGGGTTGCCACCTGTCCAGCCCGACTTCCAGACGGGTTAATTAACTTACTCTATATACTACTGAACCAATTAAAAATGACAATGATGCGGCTCCATTTGATAAAGTACTCGCACCGCCATCATTGCCATGGTAAAGTCTAAATTCTGTAGCGTTCTGAAACACATAAGCCAGTACCATACCCGGTGCGTCCACAGGCGTAGTAAAATATGTAAGCGCACCACCTCTCAAGGCTCCTCCTGTTTCATTTACAGATGTGAAAGGTAATCCTGTAATTTGAACATGCGCTCCCGTGCTTGATGAACTACTAAATTGTATAAAGAAAAAAGCCTCTACTAAATTCCCCACTTTTTGGTAGTTTCCGTTTTGATATGCATAAGAGGGGCTTGACCACCCTGCCGCTACAACAGGTGTCCAAGTTCCTTCTTCATAGTCATCAAGCGCATTTGCCGCCGCAGTGTCTCCGTTAAATGTTAATCCACCACCAGCAAGCATACGCAAACGCTCTGAAGTGCCGCTTTGAAATGCTATATAACCAGAATTTGCATTGTTCAAATAAGCACCACCAGCAGAACCACTACCAGAAGTAATACCTAAGTCTAAAGTTTGATTTGTATTATTAGTAAAACGACTAACAATTCCTGATGATGTATTGGCAACTGTAAACTTTTCTAATGAACTTGTCATGCCAATGCCTACTTTATTTTCAGAGGCATCAACAAACAGTGTGTTAGTATCGACAGTTAAATCACCAGTGGCTGTTACATCTTTTGTAGAGATGTCTCCAACTTCTAGTTCTGGTTTTGGACCGTCGCCAATATACGCCATCAGGTAATCTCCAATATAGACAAGGCAACATCACCAGAAGACGCTGTGTTTGTTGTTACCTTCAATACGTCTGATGCTTCCATAACAACCTTTTGGTCGCCACCTACGACAACCAAGGCACTGCCAACTGGCACTGGAGCCGCCTTAACTAAATAGATATTATCGCCATCATTGTTCTCTAACTGCACATCAACAGTAATTTGCGATGCAACAATGTTAGCAACAGATAGTCCTATAATTGTAGTTTGTGTTGAGCCGGGGCAGGTGTAAATAGTAGCCGCACCTGTGCCTACAGCAGTGTCAGTTTTAATCTTGAATGTATTAGCCATATTTCTGTCATCCTAAAGCTATGGCAAGTGCGACTGCTGTTCCTGCCTCGTCTACATTAAGGGTTGTTCTTGCGGCAGACGCATCTGCATCGTCTATTAACGACCTGCCATAAGCAGTCAAATCTGTTACATCTGCAACTGAAGCACCATTAAAAAACGGCAACTTATTTGCCGCGCTTGTTTGGTCTGAATCAAGAACCATGACTTTCTGTGCTGGCATTGTGCAAAATAATGTTTTTACCCCAGCCGACCAATCGACAGCAGAATCGCTGTTGCTTGACTGCAAGATAGAAGTTCTCGCAAGAGTTGTTCCTGAAGATGCGTATGTCCCGACACCCACCTCAAAGTTTCCGGCATCATCAACACAACCATAATAAGTTGTATTACCGTTTCCTATGGAGGCAAATGTCTCAAATCCGGTCACTGCGCCAGCAAGAGTGTATGTCCCCGTGCCTGTGGTGTTGCTGGTTTCTTTGACCCTATCAGCAATAACCAACGCCATAACAGACCACTATGCTATACGGATAATGGCTGTGCTTGCCGCCGCCGATGGGAATTGAATAGTAAAATCCCCGTTAGTTGAAGTCTTGTCAGCGCCAAACGCTAAAACAGCAACAGCCTTGTTAGATGCGCTAGAGTTATAAATTAACGCTCCGTTTGCTGTTATTGTTGCAGTTGAAAAAGTTGTGTCAGCAAAATCACAAACTGCCGTGTCTGAATCAAGCACAGGAGTTACGCTGGTTAAGCTGTTGCCGCCAGAACTATAGCCAGTGCCAGACACTTCATTGGTCGTCGCAAAAGCGGTTGTGCTTTTATTAAGGGTTGCAGAACTTGTAAAAAGAGCAAGTTTAAAAGTATGCCCACTAGATGCAGTAAAGTTATGCTCCGCTTTGAGCAACTCAGCTTTGAAGGAGTTACACATTTCTTGGGTAATAGCCATTACAGCCTCCTAATTTGTTCAGCCACATCTTTGTGACCGTTCTTACAAAGTATATTATACACAGTAGTTCTGTCACTGTTAATAGCCTCTCTCATATAAAAAACTAAAAGAGGCCGAAGCACATCCCTAAATGCATATGCCTGCTCCCTAATCGGAGAGGGGGCCGTTTCAGAAACCTGTATAATTTTATCGAGACATCTTTCTGCAACTTCTTCAGGGCTATGCCCCCTGTTCTCTGTCGCATGGACAGTTACAATCGGTTCTTTAGGCAGTTCCATTGAGGCAGAGTTTCCAAGCATTATACCCTTGCCTCCCCATCTCTATAGCTATCTCTTTTCAATCTGCTCTCAGTTTGTTGAGCGAGAAGGGCTATTGCTTCTTGATATTTATTTTCATACATCTGAGAAACATCTGGGTCGCTTTTCATAAATACTGAAGCCTCTATAAGACAGCCATATAACAGGGGAACCTCCGCATTAGTGCCTAGCCAGCTTGTGCCGTCACCCGACGCAGTAATAGATATTGGGTCTCTTGCGTAGTGCAACTGAACTGCATAAGTAGCGTCTGGTGTCGGAGCAAGCATAAAATGCTCGTCATCGTGATTTGCATAATACAAAGGAAAACCAGTTGTTGTGGTTTTTGGATACGCCTCTCTTAAAAAATTAGCATCCTTGTCTAAAAGAAAAACATAATCTCCGTCTGTCTCTTTTACAGCAATAGAATATATATACTGGAAGTCTGCTGGTTTGTTTAAAAACCTCTGTCCGTTTATCAAGGTTGAGTCCACAACCCTACGCAAACTAGGTATTTGCAAAGTTCTGTAAAGCCTCTCCTCAGCGTTTTGTATAAACCTAGAAAGATTGTTTACAAAGGTTGTTTCGGTGTTTTCAGTGTAATCCTGTATCGCTTGTTTAAGCGTAGTAAACGTGTACGCCATAGCTAGTCCTCGTTGTAAAGATTATCAAAAATCCTATTAACATCTAGCGTATAGTCTAAATCACTTTTACTGTAATGTATATGTGCAGACGGCTTAAAATCTGGTGCGCCCTCTCCTGTCTCAAACCACGCTGGGTGCGTTACTCTAACCCTATTGTTTGGCAAGGCTACAATATTTCCTGTCCACTCCCCTGCATCTAACAAGTGCATAACATGGCTTTGCTTGTGTTGTGCGGGGTCATCTGCAATCTCGCTATCGGTATAATCAACAGTAAACATATACTTTGCTGGGTAAAAGTTACCGCCAACTTTTGCAAGCCAAGGGCAGGGAGTAGCCCTATCTATTGTATATACAGCATGTGTATGAGACGGGCAGTCCCACGGCTGTGCGTCATGGACGTCCATAGGCTCAGGCCATTCATCAAGAGGTTCGTCTGCCACCAACGCTGTAATAGGCATCCTCGCCCACATAGCCCCGCCATGCACAGTGTCCTTTTCTTCTCCCTCTGCCTCTATGCCAGTAAATATCATTTGAAAGCTTAGGCATCTGTTGGGCAAAGTGGTAACAGCGACAGCCATAGCGTGGAGAAACTCTCCATGATAGGCTTCGTGATTATGCGTGTATTCACGCCTCACCCAACACTTGAAGTGAGGTATATTGCTTTGAAGATATGGCATTAAGCTTTAGTGAGCTTATAACCTTTTGCTTTAGCCGCAGAGCGAATCTGAGCAAGGGTCATTGGCTTGGCAGTTCTTCCACCACGCTTCATACCCTTTGACTTCATCATCCCGCCACGTTTCATGCCCTTAGATTTCATCATGCCGCCGCGCTTCATGCCTTTGGATTTCATCATGCCTCCACGACGATACCCCTTAGACTTCATAGCTCCGCCACGCTTCATACCTTTGGATTTCATTTTACGTTTCATAATTTACCTCACTCTGAAACTACCGCCTCTAGTCGCCGCACCCATGCCGCGCACTGTGCCACCAACCGATTTACTAATAACACCGCCTGAACTTTTACTCTTTGCCTGCCTATCTTTAAGGTATTTGTCTACCTTGCCATATCCGCCAGCCTTTTCAAGCTCTGACTTTGTAGCCACGGAATACTGCCTTCCCTTAAAAGAAAACTTAGTAGCGCCACCTGCTTTATATTTCTTCCTAGCGTCTGCGTATTTCTTTTGGAACTCACTCAAATCTGCTTTGGGTGGCTTCTTAATCTTCGTATCCCCTGTCGGTGCGCTTATCTTACTGCTTGTTGTGGCGGCTTTGCCTGTAATCTTAGGAGTTTCGGTGGTCTGAGTTTGGGTCTTTGTTTCTTTAGGCTTTGGGGTCGTCTTTGGTGTAGTCACATCAGTTGTAGCGGCACTAGCATCTGCTCTTTTTTTGTCGCCGACTTCTTGAGCTTTTTTAAGCCCAACCGCAAGCCCTGTTCCAACGACACCTGCCCCGCCCACCTTGGCGGCTGTTCTAACCTTTTTATCGGCGGCGGCTTTACTAGAGGCAAAAGCCTTGTTTTTGGGGTCTCTCATATTAGGAGAGCCGTCTTTATTTTTCTTTCCGGGGAATTTGTCGAAACCCTTGGCCTCTAAAGACTTCTTAATCTTTTCTCCGATTTCAGAAACTTTTTTCTTAACTGGCTTTGCGCTACCAATCTTTTTAAGAATTTGTCCTGCTACCATAAAGGCCTCCTGCGTGTTAGGCGTATAAACTGTCTCATCTCAATATTACAATAATAATATAATTTATTAATTAACGTAACCCCTAGGTGACTATTTTAACACTTCCAACACTGATACTTAAATCAGTGAACAACCCGCCCACTGGGTTATGACCAAAGGCAGAATCATTGCTGTTGTCTGGCCTAGGGTCTTTAAGCGACTGTGGGTCAGTAACCTTCAGCCTGCCCACAAAATTTTGCGGATGGTCGCCATCCCTTACATCTTTTCCCACAAGTAGCCCTGTGCGTACACCGTTCTGAAATTCAGGCACAAGCTCTTTTAAGGGATACCTGAACCCTGTTCTGTCGCAATAACCAAACGCCTTGCTCCCGCGAGAATACACCTAGCCCTCCACATACAAAGAGCTAAACGGCACAAATCGAACAGACACCCTGTCTGCGTCTTCTCCTGCGGCAAGCTGGTACTGAAACTCATACTCCTCTTTCAAGGCCGCCGCACGTTCTGCGCCTTCAGGTTTTTTCATTGCTATTTGATATGCAAGCCCTGCCACCAGACACGGAACCCACCTTGGAGGAATGAAGTTTGTTGTTGTCCCAGTTATACCGCTTGCCATGCCGTCCGTGCCGACAAGCCTATAATAAAACAAAGTATAGGTTTCAGCGCTGTCAGGGACAGGCCATAAGGTCACTTGCGTAGAACCTGCTAACCTTTCGACGAAGATTTGGGTCGGCCTACCTTGCCTGTTTTTTTGGTTTTGCTGGGCGTAGGTTGAGACACTGATTCTTTCAAGGTTGGTGTCGGTTTGGTTGGTTCCTGTACCCGTCCGAAGTTGGTGTTCCAGAAGGTCAACAGTGTCTGTCGGGAGAGTATACGTTGTAGTCCCTGCGGTAATAGACTGCGTACCGCTCGCAATGGTCCAAAGATTAAGTCCACGATTTTGCCACTCCAATGTTATAAGGTTAAAACTACGTCGGGCAGTTTTTAAGTCGTACCCAGAGCGAAGTTCTGTGCCTGCCCGTTCAAAGGCTTCCTCAAATATCTCCGGTAAATCTGGTGTTACAACTGCCATTGTCTACCCCGTTTTCTTCTTCATAGCGTTTATATACTTTCTGTATACGGCGCTAGAAGCAGATTTCTTTGCGGCTTTTGCTCTTTGTTCCATAGCTACAGCCGCTTGAATTTTGTGAGCATGTGTGCGCCCACTTTTTTTAATCTTGCGTATGCTTGCCTCTGCGTCCTTTACAGTGGCAAACTTTAGCCCATGTATTGTACCCCGTGGGTTTTCATCAGTATAGAGGTCACTGTGTTTTTTTGACCTTGCAGGCTGACCTTTTTTTCTTGGTATCCTTCTGCTTGTTCGCTTTCCTTTGGGCTTCGTAACCTGACTGCCCATATTAGCTCTAGACATAACCATTACGTCTTTCTATGCCTCCGAACCTTTTTTGCCACCCTCTTGGGCTGTTTAGAAAACTGCTTACCCTTCTTGGTGTCTGCTCTCTTTTTTCTAGTCGTTGCCGCATATTCTTTTGCAGACAAAGACTTTATGGCGCTAGAAGGCAGGTAACGCTCACCAGTTGCTTTTGCCCCTTGTGTGCTTGGCTTGCCAGACTTAGTCCGCCACTTTTGCTTAGTCCATTTCTCTAAGCTTTTCTGAGACTTTTTTCTTGCCATATTAAATAATACTATGAAAACACAGCCAGAACAATAAGAAGAAAGACAACGGATACGCCTGCAATTACAGAAGCAACGAGCATGCCAAATTTTATTTCTTCATTTCTTTTTCTTCTTTTTCTTTCTGCTTCTATCTTAGCCTGCTTGATAGCCTCCTTTTCCTCGGCAATCCTTTTGTTTCTTTCGGCAATAATGGCTCGCCATGTTCCGTAACCAAACCTATTATCAATTAATACCGAAATTTCTTGGAGTTGCTCCTGCGCTAATTTGGCGTCAATAACAGAGTGAGCCGCCTCCTTGGACTGACCAATAATTGATTTATCGCCAAACCGCTTCTTTTGTACTTGCTTCTCCCCTTCAAAAAGACCGTCCAGTGCGCCTGCTATATCCCTTATATCATTTACAGTGTTGATATTGCTCTTAATAAAATCTACAGACTTCTGGACTAAAGCAATGCCTGCCAAACCTGTTGATATGGGGTCCATGTTTCACCTAGTCTCTATAGCCTCCGCCAGCTTTCTTGTAGGCTGAGGCTAACATTTGAGCCTTTCTTGCGCTCCACTGACCGGGCTTACCCCCCTTCCCGCCAGCTTTAATTCTGTTAAATAACTTTTTTCTCATGGTGGGCTTTGTGTAATTACCCGCCTCGTTAACTCTTGATTTGGTTTTGCCGCCCTTTTTCATAGCGATGGGTTTGGGACAACCCTTTCTTCCTGCTTTCATTTCTTTTTCCTGCCGTATTTCTTGTGCTTCTGAGATTTAGGCGGAGACTTTTTAGACCCGCCCTTTGACCACAACTCTTTGTTTGCCCAATATGCCGCCGACATTTTGCCCTTGGCTATGTTCTTTCCGTGTCGTGCTTTAAAGTTTTTCCGTGCCGCCGCAGAATAGTTGTGTCCCATAGAGCTGTCGCCATAATGGATGAGCTTAACCTTGTCACCCTCTTTGGCAAGAACCATGCCTTTTTTCCCAGCACGATTAGAGCGCTTGGGCTTGTTAAAACCCGCGAACTTTGTGCCTCTATATTCAATACCCCCGCTAGGGAGGCGCTTCACACCGGGATATTTTGTTTTAGACATTAGGACAGAAACACTGTCACGCTATCACAATTAGTCAAATCCAAGTAAACATCAGTCTCAAACAATATGCCGTTATCAGGTATATTCACGGCATGCGTTTGGGAGGTGGTAAACGACACATCAACCAAAGATGTGCCGCTTGCGCCCCCGTCCTTTAGCACGACTTGCGGGCTTCCAGAACTTGCTGTCTTCACATGAATTTGACGTACTCGCGCACGATTAGCAAATACCGTAGCGTCTGCTGTTTTAGTTACTGCAAATACATCACTCGACATGACGACCCCCTAGAATAATGAGTATTCTAGTTCAACAGTAAATCTTCCTGCTGATGCGTCTGCGTTTAATGTCGTTGTCGCCGCCGCATAAAGATTTTTGCTTGCGATAGGCGCAGAAACATTTGGCTCAAACACATGGAAATTACCTGCTGTATTATTAAAGTTAATGTCAATTTCAGTCACAGACCCTGCGGCAGAAACCTGTGGGTCAAAGATGGTCACACCTGCGCCGACAATCTCTGTGCCAGAGGACACGGCGGCGTTAGTTGCAGTGCCTGAAGTAGCACTAAGCTGTAAACTGCCGATAAGAGTTTGCCCACATGCTGTTGTAATACCAATTACCGCTTTATGAATAAAAAACTTTGTAGGCGTTACTATGCCGTCTGGCGCATCCGTGTTGAGAGTACCAAGCTCTACAAGAACATCACCATCTGCATACGCAGAGGCCGTGTCTGTAGCGGCAAGAGTGCCAACAAATGTTTGGATTTTTCTAGTACCAAGTGAAATAAGCTGACCAGTAGAGTTTACAGAAAAACCTGTCTCTGTAATCGCACCAGTTGTAGCGTTTTTGTTAATAACATTGAATCCGCCTTCGGAACGAATCGGACCCGAAAAAGTAGAGTTAGCCATATCTATCTCCTGTCGTGGCTAGTGTCAGTCACACCATGTGACTGTCAGGAATATAAATAGGATACCCCATAAAAAAGGGGGCGGCAACAGCCACCCCCCTAAAAGTTATATGTAACTTTTACGCTCCCGGCGAACCGTAGATACCAAGTGGGTCGCTGACGCCGAAGCTGTAACGCTCACGAGCTTTGTAGCGAACATTACCTGTATCGAAGTCACCATCCATTTGCGTAGTCATTGGAGTTCTCTCGAAATGCTTCATGCCGTTAGGAACATCGGTAATCAAGAAGAAAGCGTCTGTGTCAGTCAGATAGTGATTGACACGGAAACCTTCAGGAATTGACCCGTTGTTCACCAATGCATTGATGTCATTATCGGAGGTTCCTGTCCGCATTTCAGATTGGAGCAATCTGGTTGCCACAAACATTAGCGCTGGTGGGACAATCAGCTTACGCGGACGTGCCGCAATAAGTAGACCGCGCTCATCAACAAAGGCGGCAATGTCAATGACAGCTTGTTCGAGAGATGTCTCGTTCAAGTCCGCGTCTGTGCTAAGTCTGTTGGCGTTGTTTCCGCCCTGTACTGTGGGGTGCGCTGTGTTAAACAGTGTCACACCATCGCCAGATTGGAATGTGTCAAAGCCAGTATTCAGCAACGCCGCCGCTTTGGTCTGCTTGGTATATGCCATAGCGCGAGCCAATGCTTTGGTGTAGCGAGCAGATAAACTGTCATACAGATTATCCTCTACCGCCTCTTCCGTTATTGAAAAGCCCATTGCCACGGTTTCGTGGTTATAACGGGCGGTGTACGACTCCTGCGCCGAATCGAATGAAATCGAAGAACCTTCTGGTTTAACAGGTGCGGCTCCGAATCCAGAGAGTTTGACCTCCTCTTCAAAGCTACGCTCTGATGATTCTGTCTCGTAAATCTCTGCATGTTCGTTTTCATACTTCTCGTACTCAAGCCCGAATAGAGCGTTGAGTCCCGGCAGAAGTTCTTTAAGTAACTGTGGTCTTGCAATAGCCATAACTTAATCTCCTATGCCGAGCCAGTAGCTGAACTATGCTGATGATAGTTAAACTTGCACACGAGAACAGGGAAAGATGTGCCTTTCTCGTCACCCTCATGTCCACCCAAGTAATCAATTACACGGATGGGGTTTTGAGCGTCTGTGCTGAGTTCACTAATGTCCAAAGCAACCCGTGACACTTTCAAAGAAGTATTAGGGGCTGTTTGTACCAACAGCGTGTTTTTACCATAAATGTCATTCACATTTGTTGGCGCACCGTCTGCCTGAATAGTAAACAGGACATTCGGGTCGTCAACAACATACGCCATAATATCTGAAGCTGTTGTGCTTGCAGGATATAATGTGCTGAATGTTTTTTGGTTTGTATTCGGGTCTGTATAAGACACACCCATGAAAATTCCGACGATATCAATTTCTGTTGAATCGTCGCCTGTGCCAGATTGTTTCTCAATCGTTGTAGCCGTGCCACCGTCTACGAGGTGAACAACGTCACCCGCCGCAATAGCGGTCCCGTAGCCGGATGCGATTGGATACTGACGCATAACCTCAAGCGAGCCTGAGTCTAGTCGTCCGATTGGTCGCAATCCAAAAGGTGCTGATGAAGCTGACATAATATATGCCTCCTAGCTAAATTAAAAATTAAGCAAGGACGCCTCCCCTACCTTACTTTCCAAATGTCGTGCGCGTAGTTTTCTCCGGTCTAAGGATTGGCATACGCGGGTCGGATTCTCGCATCAAGTTATTATCGACAGACTCCATCTGATGTGATGCCTGTTCCCTCATATACTCTCTGCGAGCTTCCACATTTTCGGTGGAGTTCTTACAAAGTAACAATCCCCCAACCTCTACATTGCCCTCGAACCTACTGTCGATATCTGGCAACACTTGCATTTCAGGATGCTCGTCAGCTTTTACTGCTTCCCAGCCTTCACGAAAACGAGATGACACGTTTTTGGTGTCAGAGTTTCCAAGGGTGCTTGTTCTTACCCAACGATACTCTACGCCATTTTCCTGCTCTGGGTCAGGTAGTGCGGAAGGTCTTACCCAAGCCTTCTTCCGTTGCGTCTTTTCTCGCGTCTGTGTGGTGCGTGGTTTCCGGTCAGCCATTAGCTTGCTCCTGTTTTAAAAGTTGCGCCGCATATTGTTCGGGGGTAATCCCCAGCCGCTTGGCGAGTGCGACTTGTGTAGAGGTTAGTTGCACCTTGCGTGATTTACTTGCACTCCGTTGTGCGGGGGCAACCACGTTGCCAGCTTGATTGCGGGGTGCTTCCTCTTGTCCGCTACCAAACTTGTCTGGGAACCTTACGAGCATTTCAGCATCAAGCTGTTTATAATACTCGATTGGGTCATCAAGGGGGCTTACGCCATTCTTTACAAGGTCTTGGTGTACACCCATAGCATACGCCGTCATCTTGTCATCCTTGTTGAACCACGGGTTCGCTTCACTCCATTCTACATCAATTCTGGTGGGTTTGTGAACCTGTGGTCGTGAATTTTCTTTAGGGGCAACCTGTGGCCTTTGTTGCGGCAGGTTTTGATATAATGGTTGATACTGGTCAGCCTGTATTTCTGAGGCTTGCGCCTTTGTTAAAAGCATTTGAGCATCTGCTATGGCCTCTGGGTCGCCTGTGTTAAAAGCTTCTGTATAGGCTCTTTTAGCCGCCGCAACTTCGGCGGTTGCCCTGCCCTTTGCCTGCTCTATTAAAACATTTTCACCCGCTTTTAAACTTTCACGCAATCTTTGATTGTCATTAAAAGTTTGCTGGGCAAATGCAATGGCTTCTTCACGCTGTCTATCTGCCTCCTCCTTGGCTCTACGCTCTTCGTGATATTCATATTTAAGTTGTTTGATTCTTTTTTGAACACGCTCGCTGTATTGTGCGGCCTCGCCCTCGTCCTCATCTGCTGTTTCTGCGGGGTCTGCTCTCGGCGGGACACGGTCTTCAATCGGCCTGTCATCAACAACCTCAATTTCAAAACCGTCATCTGCGCCTGTCTCTTGAGTTTCTTCGCCTTGGTCTACAGGCTCAAACTCGGTTTCATCTTCTATTTTACTTAGCTCACTCATACTCTTTTAACTCCCCTTGGGTCTTCAACAACAGCTTCAACAGTATCATCGTTTATTATGCGGAACTCTTGGTTCTCAACTTTAAAACGTGTGCCAGAATAAGAGCGAAACACAACCCAATCGCCCTCTTCACAATAAGGGCCGCTTGGAAACTTGTCTTCATCCTTATAAGCTTCGTTGCCCATCATTAGAACAAGCCCAACCACAGATGCGGTTGACTCTTGTTGCTTCATACTGTCTGGGAGAAACACGCCGCCATCTGTCTTTTCTTCAAGGGATGGCATCGCAATTAAAAGTTTATAGCCCTTCGGCTTCGGCATGATAGCTTTTTTCTTTAGGCGCTCCATGTCCAAGTCTTTGACATCGGCTGAATACATTTCACTTCCTAGCAGTGGATAAGGTCCACAGTCCTTGCGAGGCTAATTCCTCGTTGTCTAAAAGTTATCGTAAACTTTTAGAAAACGCAACTACTGCTCAGTAACTTTTTTGTTGAGTTCTAAAATCTCTCTCTCAACAATAGCCAACGCTTCTATTTTTCCTGTGATGTATTTGTATTCTGTGAAGTCTTTTGCGCCCCCACCCGCAAGGTGGTCAGCGCACTCATTCATATACTCTCTAATCTTGAGTTGGAGAGCCTCTAATATGGGGTCCAAACTATCCTCCTATTGTTTGGGTGAGAAGCACGAGTATGATTGTTCCTGCCGCGCCTATAATGACAGCCTCTAATCTTTTAATCCTATTGATTGTTTCAAGCCAGCGCTCTTCTAATACACCCTCTAGAACTGTGAGCCGCTTGTCCAAATCATTCACCGTTGGTTTCGCCATCTAGGTTCTCACTCACTAATCGCTTTGTCGCCTCAATGCCAAGCTTTGCGCCCTCTTTTTTCAATGCAGTTTTGTTTTTGTCTGACTCAACGGCAACCTTGACACCTAACTTCGCACCCTCGACACGCTCTTTTGACTTCATGCTGTCATAAGCCCTTTCGGTTTCTTGCTCAAGCCTTCTCTGCTGATGCTCCATGTTTGCCATCTTAGACGCTTTGTCAATCTCAAGCTTCTCTTTGTCCATTTGCATTTTGTGCTGAAGCTCTTGTTGTTTCATTTGCAACTCAGCTTGTTGTATCTGCGTAAGCGGGTCAGCCTGTTGTGCGGCGGCTTGTTGCGCTTGTGCCTCTGCTTGGTTTTTGCCAAGCAAGGTTTCTGCGGCTTGCTTAGAAATGCGAGATAGCTCAAGCTCAACATCTTCTGGTAGCGGTGCATCTGGGTCTGGCATAGACACACCAAGGTTCTGCTCAACCTGTGAGCGATATTGCTCTGCGACGTGTTCTGTAATGTGTGACTGCATAGCGTTTTGTATTGCAGAAGCAAAAGGAGATTGCCCAACCATCTGCTGAATTTTCGGGTCTTGTATTGCCGCCATATGTACAGCGATATGTGACTCGTGGTCTTGATAAGAAAATACTTTGGTCGGCTCTTGTTTAAGCATACGCATATTTTCTGTTACAGGGTCTGCTGGTGAAACCTCATCTGGAAGTTTTACGATGTCCTTGGCATCAGATATACCAAGCACCTCAAGCATTTGCCTGTGCAGTTTGCCCATATCATATAGCTGTGGGCTTTGCTGTGCTAATTGCAGGGCGGCCTGATACTGCATAATTCTTTGGGACATGGTCGCCGCATTTGGGTCTGTTACAGGAATAACATCTACCCTGCCATCAAAATCTCGAACACGGTCATGGTCGCCCTCTGTCTCGTATTGATACTTTGGTCCCATAAAGTCATGCACTATTCTTGCAATCAAGCGCAGTTCATTTTTAAATGATGCGTGAAGTCTAGCTTGGACGCCAGACATGACTTTCATAGAGCGCTCCATAAGGGCGAGGGTTGTGCCAACAGGAGCTTGGTTGTTTAGGTCTCCAACTTGTACATCGGCAACAGAGCCAATACGCCTTCCCTCTTCAACGATATTGCCTAATAGTTGATACAAAACACTTGATGGCTCTTTGTACGGAATAAAAGTTATGGCGTCTTTGATAGCACCGCTTGGCACATCTACATCACGGAACTCACCCGGCATTAGCGGCGAGTCATCACCCTTGATGCGAAGTCCACGAGCTTTGAGGCCAGCCGGAAGATTAGATAGCGTTCCCGCGTCGATGAGTTGCCGTAGTATAGAAGTGGCGCTTTTCGCGAGGCCACCGATGAGGTGTATGAGTCCGGTTCCATAAAATCCGAGTCCGGGTAAGTATCTGTAGTGGGTGAAGTGTAGTCGCTTGGTTTTTTCGGGGTCATCTTCGTACCAGTTCTTTCTGATTGACAGCACCGTGCGAGAACTTTTGTCTATGGTAATCACATAAGGGCAAGCCAATCCATTGGGTTCTTCAAATGGTGGGGGCATTAGCATGTCGCAATGTATCTCTAAAAGAGTATGCCTATCGTCGTCTTCTATAACCGCACTTTCACCCTCAAGCTCGTCATACTTTTCTTGTATGTCAGAGTAGTCTGGCTCAGGGTCTGGAAGCTCAACCTCTCGATAGAAACCATTATAAATTAATTCTGCCACCTCATTTGAGGTTTTCTTCATAACGTGTGTGTATCTTGGGCAGGTTGCCAAGTCAGATGCGCCATAGGAAAGAATAAAATCCTCTGCCGGAACAAACATAGAAGCGGGTCGTTTTCTAATTGGGTCGTAGTATGATTTCTTAAAGGCAGAGCCTGCAAGCGGAAGCCTAAACAACATCTGCTCAAGCTCATCACGGTATTCTGTCACCTCTTCTGTAAGAAGATAGTTTAGCTCGTTTTCAACTCTATTTGCTTGCTGTATCTTGTCATTGGTTTGTTTGCCAACCACCTTTGTCCTAACCGGACCACTAGCTGGGAACATTTCTGACATGGCTT